ACTTTATCGACCCGAAGAATCTGAGTGATTCAGATGTTGAGGCCGCATACGAGGTCTACACGGCAGCCGCTTTGGAAGAGGAGTTCCGTGGTTCGCTTGAGAAGCAGTTCTCCGAGCGTTACAGTAACGAGCGCAATGCTGAGGTCACACACTACGAGGCACGGCAGTTTGATGCTCGTGGACCCCTAGATGAGATTACCAAGGCAATTGAGAGTCTTGGTGAAAGAATCGACACGATTGGCAAGCCCGCAGAAGAAGGAGAGGATTTCCAGAAGTCTGAGGATGCTGAGCCTGAGGTCGTAGTACCGTCAACGGAGGATTTGGCAAAGATGTCATGGGATGAGGTTCATCACTTGGCTTCCAAGGCTTTCGAGTGAGTGAGTGAGTGAGTGAAATCACAGAATAAGGAGAGGATGAAAAATGGCACGAAATTATGTACGAACGATAACTGACATGGAGCGCTACTACTATGGCGCTGGCAATGCAATGGGGTACTCATACACCGGAAGCGAACTGCTGAAGGCTGATTCCCCAATGCTATCAACGACTGGTGGTACCTACCAAGCGATTTATGGGCGCAAAGTCTGGTCGCAGTTGAACCAAGAATTCAACGCTTTCAGCATACTGCCCAAGAAGCCTTGGGATAGAAGCGGCTGGCGTGTAATCACTGAAAGGCCGAACAACGATGGTGTTCTACACGGCGGTATTGCTGAGAATGCGACTCTGCCTGAGACGGTCAAACCGAAGTTCCAGCACGTTGCTGCGAAGCCGAAGACCATTGCGCACACCTTTGACATGTCCGAGACAGCGATTTTCCTCGCTGACAAGGACGATGGCCTCGGAGATATCCGCTCGGTCATGAAAGAAGAGATGGGCAAGCATCACGCTGAGATGGTGAATAAGATGCTCTGCACCGATGTCGATACACCTGCTGGTAACAACTTCGAGTCCTTGGACCGAGTTACGGCAGCATACACCGCTGGGTCAGATGTAACGACTGGCTCTGCAGTTGCTCACAGTAACTTGACCGCTGACGGTGACCTAGACATCTACAGTATTGCAAGGAGCGCGAATTCTTGGTCTAACGCTGAGGTAAGCAACAATGTCGTGAGTAATACGGCTACTAACAGGACCTTGTCTCTAGACATACTGGACGAGATGTTCCAGAAACTCTGGATTCGAGGTGGTAACCCCAAGGTTATCCTAACCGGATATGACACTCTGATGAGGATTCAGCAGTTGCTGCAATCTCAGCAGAGGTTCATGGAAGAGAAGAGAGTGACCCCCACCTACAACGGTGTGAAGGGTGTACCCGGCATTGAGGCTGGATTCATCGTGGCTACCTACAACGGTGTGCCGATTATCCCGACCAAGAACATGTTGGGTGAGTTGGCAAGTGGAGCGATTAGTAGGATATACTACCTAGACACTGACTACCTATACTTCAGCACAGCGATACCGACTCAGTACTTCGAGTCTGGAATCGAGACTGGTGACCCGTTCGCCATCAACAGACTGGGCCAAGAGGGGTTGTATCGAACCATGGGTGAGATATGGACCACTTTCTTCGGTTCTCAGGGGAGCGTGCGAGACCTTAAGTGAGGGATATCGCAAAGTGATTAGAAAAGGAGATGATGAAAAATGGCAACAGAACTGACACTAACAGGAACAGCAAGCGCGAATGCAACTTTGATTGGTGCATGGGAACTCAGAGCGGGTTCTCATGATACTGAAGAGTGGCTGGCACGAGGTAGTACATATCCCGGTAATCTCGATGGTTTCGGTCCAATCCAAGACGACGTAGCAACTGGGTACGACCCGGCACCGAAGATGGCTTTGATTACACTAGGTTCTACAACTAATGGTCAGACTATTATTCTTGGTGGTGGAGCAACTTCAATCTTGATGGCAATAGTTTCTGGTGGAACCAGTGCTAACGCACAGACTATTGGGGCTACTATCAACGCCCTAACGGTTACTCTACCTACAACCGGCACAGTGACAACCGGACAACTAGTGGTATTCTACAATTGAGGTGGGTGAGTGCCTACCGTAACCTACACGGGTAAGTGGTATTCGCGTACTAACAGCGATATCACTATGCCTGATTGGTTGCGTGGACGTGAGATGGAAGTCACTCAAGATTGGCTAAATAACTGGAGGCCCGCTGTTACTGGCGATGATTTCAGAGTTGAAGGCGATGATGCAGGAGACGATGGTTTACCTGACGCTAATTGGAACAGACCGGAGATAGTCGAATGGCTCAGCAACAATGGAATAGACCTTGGAATTGGTTACAAGACCAAATCCACTCTTCTCTCAATGGTCGAAGGTGTATTAAGCCCCGCACCAGTGGAAGAACCTGTAGTTGAAACACCGGTTGTAGAACCAGTGGCTGAAGAAGTCAATAGTACAATAGAAGAGGAGTGATAGAAAATGGCATTTAGTAGCACAATAGACGATAGGCCCCATGTGATGGGTGATTTAATGATGGTGACAGGAACTTTCAATGCAGCGAGTGTTGATACAGGCACAATAGTGACGGGTTTGGAGAAGATTTTCGCTTGTGGTGTAGCAGGCGACACGGAAGACAACGCGGGTGCAGGAGCAAATGGAGCATTCGCTTTGGTTTTAAGCGCAACTCCCGGCTCTCTCACATTAGATTGCGTGGCTAGCAATACTGGTTCTTGGTGGGCTCTAGGTAAGCGCTGAAACAGGCGGTTATTTAGATGACGACAACATGTACAATACTAGGGCCTTACCCGCCTAAGGATTTCGCAGAAGGTGCGAGCAGTGTTGCAACAATAGCGGCTGCTATAGTTACTGCTGCCTCTACCAACACGCTGGTATCTGCTGACCCGCATACCATTCTCGGTAACATTTGGATTATTGTAACGACAAATTGATGAGTGTGAGGGAGATGTATGAGTTTCGAGTTGAAGACTCTCGATATTGATGACATCAGCAGAGCACAGAAGCAGAGCGTTCGTGCAGATATCAACTACGAAGTCAAGACTGAAATCGACGCAGATGCCCCGTTGAAGGGCATCACCAAGAAGCAGAGAACGAGAGTCTCCGAGATTGAAGATGTCCTCGATATAGGTGCTGGTACTCGTTGTGTGTACTGCGGTATGCTTCATTTCCTATGGAGAGCCACTTGCGGTGCATGCGATAGACCTATGGAGTACAACCTCGGAAGCCGTAACGAGGAGGCGAGGTTGTGAAACCCTTCCAAAGTGCTTGGATTTTTCTGAAGGCGCTACCTGAGCAACAGATGTTTACAGAACCTCGCCCAAGAAGAAATCTTACTCAACCACCACTCAACCCTTCAGAAGGCCCAGTGATTGATGATTACGGCGCAGTATCTCATGGGACAGTTCATCCTGCGATTTTGGGCATGTTACAGAGAAATGCGGGAGAAGCAAGACAGGGCAACCACCCAACTCTAAATCTCGATGAGGGAAGAGAACAAGACCGAAAGTTAAGCGGCAATAAGAAAAACGACTGGGGGCAATTGAGAGGGCAGAGTATAGCACAATCACCAAGCGACACTTCTCTTAATCTATTTGGGAGAACAGGTATTCAGCAAGACGACATAAATCTTCTCAGAGAACAAGACCGGAAGATAAGACAATTGGAGGGACAGTAATGCCACAAGTATTCAGTCCGGGCGAATTAGAGACTAGACCTCTCGACCCTACGGCAATAATCTACACAACGGCTCAAAAAGTCGCTGACCTTCTCGATATCGGACCGCAAGATGGTGTTTTGGTGAGTGGAGACAGTGTCGCAAACGGTGTCTTCGTCACTGGGACAGATTTCAGGAACATTGGATTCTCTGTGAACGATACGATACTGATTTACTCAGATGGCGACCCTCTAGGTGTGGAGCGAACCATCTCCTCGATTGCCACTGATACTCTCGGTGTGAAACTGGGGTTCACCAGTACCATCACCCATGCTGACTTTCAAGTGATTGATAACGCGTATGTTCAGAACTTGGCTTCCTTCAGCAATGGCAGGACTCGTGGTCTGACCAAAACTAAGGTCGAGAACATCATACTTCGTATGCAAGACCAGATTGACAATCACACTCACAATGCATGGAGACCATATCTGGCTAGTGCGGAGTACATCAACTTCGATACCTACAAACCCTATCGGCGTCGATATTACACTGACTATGTCGGTACTTCTCCTCTCCTCTATCGAAATGTCCAGCAGATTCTCAGATTGGAACTGTGGCAAGGGGATGACTACCGCGAAATAGGTGCGGCTGAGGTTAGAATCAGATTGCCGGATAATGTGCGTGCACTTTCTGGTTCTATAGTTCTCTCACCCGGTAATGGAAGTGTGGGTATACTCACAATTGGCAGTGGTACTGCGAATTGGCGAGCAGACTTCGATAAGGTCACATCAGCCCAAAATCTGGCTGACCTCATTAACAAAGAAGACAGAGTGAGTAAAACCGTGGTCAATTTCTCTCCTGCATTCACACTGGAAGGGAATATATCAAATGTAGCCGTTCACAATGAGTTTCTCGCCACAGCCAATGCGGATTATGGTACTGGAATCGTGAAGATTACCTGTATGAGAGATACGAAGGGCGGAGAGACCTGTTCCATTGTCACTACGGATAACAACATAGACATCAGCCAGACGAGCAGTTCTTCCTGTACTTTCAGTAGTCTTGCTTCGACAACCATCAATGTAACAGGTACTATTGGTAGCAATAGCGTAGTGGGTTTCGGTGGTCTTTCAGGTGGGACTGGTTATACTGCTGCTACCAATGTTGCTACCAGTGGAGGAAGTGGAAGCGGACTCACAGTGAATACTACTGTCTCTGCTGGTGTCATCACTTCTTTCACTATTAGTTCACCCGGAGAGAGTTATGCAGAAAATGACTTTATTACCATAACTGGTGGAAGCAGTACTGCTTCATTTTCAGTGACTGCCGTAGCCGATGGGGATTTCGCAGATGCAGGGGTCGTGATTGACAGCAGTGGAGATGTATTCAGTTACACGGGAAAAACAGCCACAGCCTTCACTGGATGCACCATCATTATCGGTAATGCTCTCTCAGATATCGCTGGTACTCTTACTCAACATCGGTTGCAGATAGACCTTCATGGTGGTAGTACCAGTGGTGATAAAGGCAGATTGCGAGATTGGTGGCTCGACCACGAGATGGGAATCATCTACTTCAACAACTCATATCCATTCTTCGAGTGGAATGCCATCAAAACCACTTACATCTATGGAGAGCGCTATGTGGATAAGGGAGTAGAGGATATCTGTACCAAGATGGTGGCAATCGACCTGTTGATGAGCGATGACCGTAGTGTTCTCATTCCAGAGGGGACGCAGAATGTGGACCTTACATCGAAGATTCAACTTTACAGAGCAGACATAGACAGGACCTATCCAAGGTATGTTGAGGTGGTTGCATTTGAGTAATGACCCTGCGTATATGGATTGGAAGAAGGCAATGAGGTTGGAGTTCGCTGCGAAAGACACGCAGGCTGAGTTACGACAGATTGTCACTCAGAATCCAGAAGAGTATCTCAAAAGGGTGAAGAGAGAAGAGATGCTCGTATCTGATTTTGTAGAAGAGAGTGGCACTGTAATGAGGAAATCAGGTGACTCTGCCACACAAGAAGAAATCAATGCTATGAACGAAAGAGTTGAAAAGCGTATGTTAACTGAATCACCTGCACTCATCGAGCATAAGTTGACGTACAGAGGAGGCACTTTAGAGCCTGATTTTACACTCCATGAGAGGGATAAGAAAAGGAGGAAGAAGGAATGGTAGCGACTTTCAGTGAGGGCATTGATGTCATTCTGGATACTCTGAAGGACAACTGGAACAGGGCGAACTCCAACAACTACAAACCTGTGATTATCGACATCGCTGATGTCTCACCGGAAAGGGGAAAGCGTCTTGACCTCGATAGGACAGACTATGTCCTTGTCTTCGAGACGGCTCACAACGAAGAACTTCCTGAGTTACTCTACGATTTCGTTACAACGAGAATCAATATCACGATAGACATGCGTACAACGAGGGGCCGTGACCAGTTGCAGAAGATGGAAAACGAACTTCGTAGGTGCATTCATCTGAAGAGAAAGGGAGATGGAGTCAGTTTCGACAGGTTAGTATACAAAACCCGTACAGATTTGTCCGATAGGAGCAAACGGTTGTTCAGAATGACCTTCCAAGTTGAGGTAATAATCTTCGCAGAACTGATTCCATGAGGTGAAAAGATGCCATCCACAGTGTACAAGGGCGATTTAACGGAAGTGACCTTCGGTCATGAGACCGGGCTGACATTGGAGCATGGTTATGCTGGCTCATTCAAGTTCACAGCATCGTTTGACCCGAATATCCCTGCACCCGCTAATGCACCTCATCAAGACACAGTGAAGGACACAAGTGTGGTTGTACTCTCTGGTGGGGCAGCAAATACTCCAGTTCTTGGTGGGATATTGAGGTATCCGAATGGTATGTTAGTGGGTAGCAGGGTCACTTTCAGCATAGCATCGGGTGGTGAGTGGAGTACACAGGATGATTATGCTGCTACGGGGAGGCAGTATACCATCATCAAACAAGAAGTTGCTAATGATACCTCCAATCAAAATGATGGTAAGACAGAAATCACACTTTCACCTGCTCTTAGAACCGACCATACAACGGAAGATAAGGTGTCTGAGACAGGCGATGTGATGCGCATCCACGCATTTACCACTCCAACAATAGATGTCGAGATGTTTCATGATGATGATGCCAATGAATCTGCGGAGCGTGTTCTGACTGACCAATTCGTTGGACTGGTAAGCACTGTGGCTCTTCCTGAGACCAAGGTGGACCTCAAGAGATTCCATGTCGTCGGTCTTGGTAGGGATGTGGCAATTCAGGTACCGGGGAGATACACGAACACAGAGGGGTCGTTCGAGTGCAATATCCACAATGGCAGATGGTTCTACTACTGCCTCGGACATGAGGTAGTGAAACCCCACGATACTACGAAGAATCAAGGCCATGGGGATGAGAGTTTCACTCTATCCAGTGCTGTGAGTGCTGGGGATGATTACATCACCATTACTGGTAGTGGTACCAATGATGCTGCCATTGGTGGCAGTGATATCATTTTCGGTGATTACATCATTCTCGATACTGCTAGTGATATGGTTGATGTGCAGACTTACAGAGATACTGGTGTTGGTACTAGTGCAGAAGCCAAGGATGATGCTTGGCCTGCTGTCGGTGTAGACAAGATATTTGATAGAGCAATCAAGGAAGAGACAAGGAGGATTGCAGCCATTTCTTGGTCTAACGGTGATGCCAAGATATGGCTTGATGACCCAATATCCTATTCACATCCTACGATTGGCACAACTGTCACCTTCGCTAGATACGCCACAGATGATAGCAATGGTAGTCCACATAGGGCAAAGGGTACTGGGGCGATAACCTACCCAGTTGAGCATCTGTTCTTCTCTCGTACTACAGTGCCTTCTTTCTCTATGGAAGTAAGCGTCAGAAGGCGTGACATGAATAGCAATGAGGGTACTATGGATGGCGGAGCCGGAGACTCCAAGCAACTGACTCGTGTTTTCAGGGGCTGTAAGGTCAAGGAGTTCTCCCTCACAGCAGACACAGATGCTGCACTGAGGCTCACTGTGAACTTCGATTCAGCACTATGTTACACTGACACTGGTAGGTTAGAGGCAGCCAATAAGGGTGACAGGTATGACACTCACAGACTCTTTGAGGATACGGCTAATACTGAAGTCAAGCGAAAGGAATCAGGTATTGAGAAGGGAACGCAGAAACCGTTCATGTTCTACAACGGAACAATCACTGTTGCAGGGGCATCTTTGGGTCAGGTCGTATCATTCACACTCAACGGGAAGACTGGAGTGGAGCAGTATTACGCAATTAACGGAGCCAGCGTGGTTGACTTAGCGACTGACCAAGTGCCTCAGGCAGGTACTCGTAACCCGAAACTCGCTGTGGAAGGTAAGACTGAGTATGACCTTGAGATGGAAATCATCGTCGATGACCCATTCCTGTACCACAAGATGAGGAGAGCAGTGGACCACTTCGATGATGTTGATGAGGCTGCACAAACTGATGCGGATATGATTCGCCTGTCTTTCACCAAGCAGGGTGGAGCGATACCACTCGAACAACTGGATATCCTAATAGACGACTACTTCATCACAGAGGCTCCTCTCCCGATTCCAGAGGACAAGGGACCAATACGCTCTGTCCTCAAAATCCTGCCCAAGTCCATGAAGGTCGTAAGTAAGGATACGATACTACACGCGTGATTACTATGATGCCGAAAAACTTGGATAGAGTGCAGTATTACAATCGTCATAATCATGACGAGTATGTCTACTGGCTTCTTGATAAGTGTAATGAGGGTCTTGCTCCTTATGGGGAGAAACTCCCTCTTCAAACCCTAATGCTACTATGTGGAAGTAGGGAAAGCGTAGATGAGATGGTCACTACTAGATTAGGTAATCTAGACCTTGAGGAGATGCCTATGCTACCAACAGTGGAGGGAGAGATAATTGAAGATTTCAAGCCTAAGCCTGTACCCAAACCGGAAGTTGAAGTGGTTGAAGACATGGTCGAGGTATACCCCACATGGGTAGAAGCCGCAAAGGAAGTCCTTGAGGCTGAGGAAGAGGAAGTCCTTGAGGAAGAGGAAGAGGGGGAGATTATGATAGTCCCCACTGGCGAGAATCCCTTCAGTGATGTGGACTACCACTCATGGACAGTCAGAGAATTGCAGGATGAATGCAGAAAAAGGGAAATCACGATTCGTGGTACCAAATCAGAAGTCGTATTGCGATTGAGACAAGATGACGATGGAATACTCACACAGGAAACTGAAGACGAGACCGAAGCCCCCTCGGAAGAGGCTGCTGAGGAATCGTTGGATGCCCCCGTAGATGATACGGCTGCAACCGAGGAAGTGACCGGCAATGACAATAGTGGACAACAAGGAGAAGATAGTAGCGAAGAAGAATGAACGAAGACATGAGATTGGCGTAGACCGTGATAATCCTGATGAGAAGATGGAGGTCTGGGTGCGCGATATCACGTTTTTCGACATTCAGAAAGCAGCGCAGAGTCTCTTTGTGATGGATGGCGATGATGTCAATCTGGACCTTGAAGGGTATTGGAAGTACGCCTTCAATAACTGGATATTGAGAACAAACCCTGAACTCTCATCTGATGAGTTAATCAACGTCAGTGCCTATGTAGGGCAGCAGTTGGCTGTTTTGCTACCCAAGCCAGACGAACTCGCAGAGGTGATGCAGGGGGGTTTTACGAAAGCGAGCAATTGAAGGTTCAGCAGTTTCTCAACAAGTCAAGGATAGAGACTCCAGAAGACTTGGTGCTGCAACATCAGTTGTTCGCCTACATCGTAGCGAAACATTACAGCATATCGCTGACTGAGGTATATCAGATGGAAGAGGATGTTTTCACTCAATCTCTCGCATGGGCTCTTGCAGTGCAAGAGGAAGAGGAGAAGGAAATGCGTCGGCAGCAGATGAGGGACAGTACCAGCAACGAGACTGTGACCCTTGATTACACATTCTTGGAATCGGAGGACTTCTGATGGCACTTGGCGCATTGATGAACTCATTAGCCTCAGTGAACAGTTCATTGAGTGGAATAGGAAGTACGATGAGTACTCTCAAGAATATCGCAAAGTCAATCGGTGGGGCATTGAAAGATGCTGTAATAGCAGCGAAGGATGTTATAGTTGAGAAGTTAGGTGACCTTAAGAAATGGATATCGGATTTATTGACTCCATTGAAGGAGAAGATTGCTCCTATCATAGCAGATATCAAAGAGAAGTGGAATAGCCTCATTTCATTCTTAACGGAACACGGTGGAAATGCCTTGAACACACTCAAAGAAAAATGGAACAATACCATGAAAGCACTTGGTAATGTTTGGGATACCTACATCTCTCCTTTATGGGATGGCTTGATGAAAAGAGGAAGGAATGCCATTGCCAGCATTAGGTCAGCAGTGAAAGATATTGGAACCACGATAAGTGGAATATGGGCTGATTATGTCACGCCTGCAATTAACTATGTTCAGAGAAAGATAGACTGGCTTCTCAAGAAAATCGCAGATGTAAGAAAGGCAGCAACAGATGCGATAAACAGTGTCAAAGGTTTCTTCGGATTCGGAGGAAAAGAGAAAGTGGGTACTGTGACATCATCTACTGGTGGGCGTGGTGCTAGTAGTACAGTAGTTGAAGGGAACACTAATACATTCAACATGAATATGGACATCAGTGGAGTGACTGACAGGACCGATAAAGCGGCTCTCGCTGATGAGATAAGCAAACTGGTCCAACGACAATTGGCTAGAGACATGGGCGGGACCGTCCAAAGAGGGAGGTATGACTGATGCCTGCCGGTACTCCAATCAGACTCGTACGAGAGAATGGCGACACTATTGAGTTAGATGCCCAGAGCATGGTTCTCACCACTTCAAGGAAGGTTGGCGGCAAGCCTCTTCCCTTCGCCGGTAGTAGGAGGATAGGCATGGACCTCAACATGAACTCAGCCATGATTAACATTCAGGGCATCATCTCCGATGATAGAATTGCGAGTGGAGGAAGCACAGGGGAGGCAGTCATCAATTTCGGCAAAATCCCGTATGCAACAACCAACACGACGGGTATATTCGCTGAAACTGGTACATACGGTGCGGATAACAATCTCTCCGGTTTGGTAGGAAGCGTATTGAAAATCAGAAATAGAAGTATGAACTATGTGGGTGTAGATGGTGATAGTGTGACTTTCACGAATACCATCGGTTCTACTGTATACTCTTCAAATGGTGGTGCTGGTAGCACCCCCACTGTACTAATCAATACCACCAATGCCACTGCAACACAGATAGCCACAGCAGTGGCTGCTCTCATTAATGCACAATACAGTACTGATTTTACAGCGACACCCATTGATGCAGAGGATTACGCTGATTTGCTGCAATCGAATATTGCCGTCCATCTATCTATGGTGACTACTGGAGAAGTACTCAATAACAGTACACCATTTTTCTCCGATTACAGTGAATCGTCATTTTCTCCTCCTGCTTTGACACATTTCTCCGGTGGTGCAACAAGTACCAAGAAGTCCGCTGGAGATAAGGCGATGGACCTCTATGGGACGCTCAATAATAGTCTCACGATAGCGGGAGGGAGAGGACAAATGGTTGGACTATCTATTGCTGCTATTGGTATTGGAGCCGGGCTGGTCTTGGGTGGAGGTGCAGCAATCGTTGGTGCTTTCGGGTATGGTACTGCCACTGCTGTTACTGCTGGTGGTGTCGCTGGTGGTGCTGCTGCAGTCGGTGGTGCTGCTGCAGTCGGTACATCTCTGATTGGTGCATTAGGAAATGCGGCTTTCAATAAGCAACACGCTTACATTCTAGGAATACAGATACCTTACAATTCAATGATTCAGGCAGGAGATGGGGAACTCTACACTGCAAGGAACTTCTTCATGCCAACAGGTGTCAGTAATCTATCAGATGCCGCAATTTCATCTGTAGTAAACACAAAATCAGCCGGTGAGAAAATGACATGGGGAACTGGTGATTACACAGGAATACAGGGTTCGGTTCAGAAGATGGATATCACCTATAATGCGGGGGAGACGGTGTATGAGTTCAACATGATATTCGCACCAGTGGATAACTTGTTGTGATGATATGACTGTGATAGGCCGCTCGAATCATGCGTTCTTCTTCGATGGCGTAAGCGACAGCATCATCATACCTGAGGGGCAGTTCACTGCTCTGGGTCATAAGACTCCCGACGGGTCAAGCGATGTGAGGAACATCCTCGGAGACTCTCCTCATGGAGGGCGGCAATTCATCGCTTCATCTGGTCTTCATAACCCTAATATCATGTTGGAGGCTTGGGTGATGGCTGATTGTGGAGGCACAATCATAGAGAAGGAGGGGCAGTTCAAACTCAGTGTCGGAAGTGTGGACACACCCGGTCCAGCGACCTTCGAGGTCTATTTGCAGAACCTTGCTAGTGTAGACCATTTCAGGCTCAGCACTGCAATTCTTGAGGCCAATGGCTATGATGGGACTGTCTATCCGTACTCCTCTTTCGGAGGAATACACGACTCCTTCAACAGGTTCACCGGTAATACCTACGACGATGCCACGGACCTCAATCGTAATCATCGGCAACTGCTCCATATCGTTGCTGCAGTGAAAAGCAATGTAATACAACTCTTTGTCAATGGAGCGTTGATGGTGGAGAAGAGTATCAAGAACAGCACCTATACTCTTGCGAAGTCCAGTGCCCATGTCTATGTCGGTGGTAAAGGAGGACAGTTCAGAGGTGTCATCGAGGCTGTGCATCTAAATGGAGGAGTCAAGAAATCTCACATAGAGGGAAATTCACCTCTACCTGACAACGGCACTCTACTTCTCTACCGCTTCGAGGAGCCGATTGCACCCATTGAGGGTGTTTATGCGATGAACAATCCTATCGACTCTGCTATCATCTACATCTATCCGCCATCTGAAGGTGGAGAGCAAGTCTCAATCTCCCAAATTGCCATTCCTGTGACCGAAGCGGTAGCACTTGCCAAGAAACTCACAGGATTATCCACTGTGACTGGTACCTACGATTTCACAGCCTCACCTTACAGCAATGGGGATTACAGGATAGTACAGAGTACCTCTTCTGGAACCACCATTCGGAAGATTCCTCATGTGCCTTACAACATACTCATCAATCCGGGTAGCATCAACCCGAACACCAAGATACCTAATCAGACTGCTCCAGAGAGGCTCAGGCTCCACAATATCAATGTCACTAATGGGACCTGTCTCGTTTCTAGCATACACCTTGATTATGGAAACTCTACAAGTGGTATTCGAGGAGTGCTTCATACATCTCGTACTACCGATGTGGATAACCACTTCGTCGTCATAGGTGCAGACCTACTGATAGACAGTGGGACTGGGAAACCGTACCAGCCTCCTCACTTCTCCTCTCAGATGGTGGATAGGACCGGGCAGATGACAATTGACGAGGGGCCTCTGGAGCAGCATGGCTTTGTCTATTCCAGTCGTATGGCTACTACAGTCTCAGACCCGGATAACCCCTTTGCAGTCACTTGGCCTACCACTCTTGATGAGGCGTTTCAGGTAGGACACAGTGGAAGACACATTCTGAATCATGTGGATGGTCATTCGTTTCTGAGGATGCTGCCAAGGGCAAACGAAGAGATAATCGACCAGCAGGTGGATGGCTCTGCTGATATCGTCGATATCATCTATGATGATATGCAGATGGGTGTAGATAAGCAGATTTCCGTCAACAGCAGAGTCGATGTGTACAGAGAGGTGGGGAACTTCACATTGAAGAATGTCGTCAACTCAAGTATTGTCAAAGCGGCTTTCCACTCATACAATGGTACCAATAGTCCACCTGCAGGAGAATTGAAACTCATAGCCATCGGTGGACCTGACTTCGACTTCACTCCATTCATGTTGAAGGGTCCAGTGCCAATACAGAAGGGGACATTCGATACCAACACACGAAACTTCCATCTTCGCCCTTCGAAGGAAAGCAGGGTCGCGTTGTTACATGTGCCACAACTCAGCAGCACGAACATCAAGTTCGCCCCATTCGTGGAGATTCACTACAATGCGGTGGACCTCACTGGCGCAAGCATGAGTGGAACAGCCCAACCACTTCTCATGGTCGAGAAGACTGTCCCTGCTTCTGATGTATCAACTGGTGCCGGCTCTTTCATCTATGATGCCATCATCAATGCCTTAGCCAGTGGGAAGACACTCTATGCACCCGGTGGTTACATTGACATTAACACTACGGATACCCTGTTGCAGAACAATGTCCTTTCGCCCCATTCCCTAGTAGGAGATGTAAGCGAGGGATATTCTGCCGATGATGAGTTGGACGATTCCCTCACTCCTTACAAAGATGGAGCGATAAACTTCACTCCCAGAGCAGATGCCAATTCTGTGCAAAACAGCCCACCAAAGATAATAGTGGAGTCAGTCAGCACTACAGGTCTACACGAATCTGTCTTCAATAAACTGACTCTCAGCAAATTAGACCAGATACTATCTCTCACAGACAAAGGACTGTATTCCAGAGTAGAGCCGAAAACAGTAGTCAGTAGTCCCTCTGCTGGGGAGTTCGACACTGGAGTCACTTCATCTTCTTCACCGATACACGAGATGTTCGATATCATAGACAACATCGAAATCACCAATTCCGCCATCGCTGATATGAGATTCATCATACAACCATCAGATAGACGAAGAACCAATCAGTTGTTCAGCATAAACTCTCTACTTTCCTCAAATGACGATGCTAACACCTTCTCCTTGATATATCTCATGAGTCGTGCGCGTGTGCGCAGTATAGAGGAAGAGCAGACCGATGATGGCAGGTCAAACACAATCATTCGTTGCATCGGTCTCTCTGAGGCGGCAACCAGTCGTGGAATCAACTTCACCGGCAGAGGAAGTCCGGACTCCCATGTGGTTAAGGAGATAGAGCCGAACTCACCTGTGGTCACAGTCACTCTTGGAGGGCCCGGTCAAGGGGCCATGGACACAAGGCCCACGAATCAACCGAGCATACTGGCACATGAGCCGTACTCATCGCGTCGTGCTTTCGCAACTACTGCATACAAATTGAATATGAATTGGAGTTCTGGTGCAGGTACTCTCTATGTGAAGCCATTGAATAACGAGTCTACGGATTTGGCCTCTTGGGGCACCTATGGCTTCCCTCGTTATGGGAGAATCTACCTCCCTGATGGAGGGAGTGCAAAATATGGCATTAAGACTGGGACGACCTTCGTATTCAGTACAGCCACTATTGGGTCTGGTGACTTTCTTTCCTCTGATGGTATCGAATACACTACAGTAGGGCAATTACTCAGTGCGACTGGATTTCTCAAAGGAGTTACAACTGGAACTTTAGACCTCTTAGGTAACTTCACTGTGTATAATGAGCCTGATTTCGGGGAGCAATCGAAGATAGAGAACGGGAGCACTGTGAATGACCGTATGTTCCAGAGCATGGATGATGTCAGCCATGACTACCAGTTAGGAACTCAATACGCTAGCACTCGTGCTCTGACTGAGATACCTTTCTTTTCCAAGCAGTTCTTCGACACAGGAGTCGGCCCTGATAATGGATTCAAGGTACATATCGACGCAACTCATACTGCTCATACCTATAATCCGAGCCCAGTAGGGAGGCGGCTTAAGGATACGCCACCAGCAGACAGGGAGGCCCAATCTGCTTATTCCCTCGCTTTAGCAAATAGAGAGTACATCAACTCGACATTCATACATAAGTATGATGCTACCAACAATCGTCTTCATGTCAATGATATCAGTATCTTCCCTTCTTCAAGTAACAGTGTTGATACATACAAGGGAGTCAAGAAGACTTACAGATATAGGAAGGTCTGGCTCGCTGATGGAGAATGGTGTTGGTATACTGATACAAGCAGTGGTTATCTTGTCCTTTTAGATGCTACTTACAGTCACAGCAGTGGCTTCTTCGACAACATAGAACCCGGTACTGCTGTCTTCGTAGGTGGTGCCACATTCGATGCACTTGCTAAGCCTCTTGCCTCTGATGAGTTTACACCCTCATCTGATTTCGAGGACAGGGGAGAATACTACTATGACGCGGCTAGTGTGAAGACACAGGGTGGGAATGTCGATTACGGTCTGCGTCAGTATGTCAGCGCAGTCGAGTTCAAGGCTGGACCAGAAAGTAATCCTCATGCGAAGAAGATACAAAGTGGGAGAGCCAGTGCTGTGGTAAAAACCAGTACTCTAGTAGATATCAGCCAAGGTACTAGCAATACCAACAGGGCTGTGGTTCTCACTTTCAGTGATGAGGATTTCAAGCAGTTTCCGAAATTGGATTACGATGTTCTAGGAGATGCTCCCACTGATATTGGTTCTTTGAGATATGAACTTCAGTATAATGCCGATGATGGAGTTACTCATCGCTACCAGTATCATGGTCATATCAAGTACCTAACTGGTGCTTCTGTGACTACTAATCCTGAGAATAGTATCACAGTTGTCTATGATACCCTCCAAGGTTCTTCTCCTCCAAGTGACCTAACAGGAAAGCGTGTGACACTTGCTCGTCGTTGTCGTGAGGTGGTCACCTCACTCATTGGCGGGTCTACAATGAGCCTTGCTGGTACGATGAGTTACAATGAGGTGAGGAGCAATCTAAAACTCAACACCTATGCTGCCATTACTGCACAGGCAGCAGGATACGGTGCTCCACCGAATAAGATTTCAGTTAC